GCACCTACATGCTCCGCAATACTGCACTAGTGCAATAAGGGTTACTGCACTAACGTTAAAATGGCTCATTTGTCACCTTTTTGCTGAATAAACCAGCCTCAGTTTCTTCGATCAATCCGTCCTCTTTGGCCTGCTTCACACGGGCCTTCGCTTGCCGTTCCTGCAACCCGGTGGCCTGTTGTACAAATGCGACCACTTGGCTGTATTTAGCCCCTTCGGGTAACTTGCCCCAATCGATCGACATAGCCTTCCGGCCTACTGATTTTTCAGGCGCCCCTACTTCAATCCACGCCATCCCCCTATCGGCATGCTTTAGATGAACTAAAGGCTGCGTCTTGCTGGCTATAAAATCGCTTGCAGTAACGCCAGGACGCAATCCAGACCGCTTTCCGCGCTTGGTTACTTCCAGCTTATATGTGTACGTTCCTTGCTCATCCTGTCCACAAGGCGACAGCATTAAAACGGCTCTTGCCCAATTCGTCAGCTCGCTCGATCCAAATCCGCTATACGCTTTGTCGTGCCCTTGGTAACCGCTGCCGTCGCGTGTTGGCTTTGGAGTGTGGTGCATCAACATCCACGCCCATCCTCCTGATAACGCGAGCGGGTTAAGCAAATTACGCAAAAAGCCACCGGCCGTCTCCTGGCTAGATAAGTCGCCACCGATAAACGCCAGCAACGGATCTACCCAAGCTAAATCAGGCTTATGCTTATCACCTAGGCGACGCATCCGATCAACGAACCGCTCTCCCGTGGACGTACAATCACGCACTATCACAATGTTTTGCTTCACACGCTCCAACTCCTCTGCGGTCAAATTCAGCGCCCTTAGAATGCCCTGCAATGCCTCCGCCACGTCGCCTTCATCGTTCTCGGCCTGCACGATCAGCGACTTCAACGGCTTGCCGTGCGGGCTAATGCCAAATAGATCACGCCCGGCCGCCCATGTGATTGCTGCCTGTAAGCACAGCACGCTCTTACCCAGCCCGCTGCTCCCCACCCACAGGGCGGATCCTCCACGACATATCCAACGCTTGCCTAACAGTTGCGTTATGTCGGCATCCTCCTTAAAATTTACCAGCTGCTCCCAGCTATACGGCTCAGGAATATCACCGTAGATCGTGCGCTCTTGCCACTCCATGTAAGTCAGCGTCGGTGCGCCACATTCGACTAACTCTTGCTGATTACCTGTGGCCGTACGCATAGCGCCTGGCAACCGCGACAGCCTGCCTGCGTCCTTATTGGCCGGATCGGGTTTGCTGTGCTCTAGGTGCTTGTAAATAAAATCCACACGCTCAGCAAACTCCTTGGCATTGGCAGCCCGAATCTCCACCCATGCGTGCAGGCTTCGTGATCCGCTCTTTATGATGGACGACGTAGGTAACCCGCTGCGTTTAATGATCGCCCACTGTTCAGCCATGGTGCTTTCATCAAACTCAATTAGGCAGTGGCGGTATTTGACGATCGACTCCGCTTTCCGATTCTTTCCGTTGTTAGCGTTAATCGACACGTAAACGCCCACTGCATCGCCCTGCCACTCCTTTAAACCATCGCCCTTAAACAGCTCTAGCCATTCCTCTCGGCTTCGTGTCTCGCCTGCACCATCCGGGCGCTCACGGCCGTCCTTATCCTTAATCGATCGACAGATATTAATGTAATCACCGACGTCGAAACAAGTAGTCAGAAACTTATCTACCGGCCCGCTCTCCACGCTGATCGGCATAGGAGGTACTGGCAGATCCTCTCGCACAATCGCCCCGTTCTGGTAGCCATACTTGGCTTTTGGCCTCCACGGTTCCCTGGCTGGCTTGCTGTAAGCGGATTTTACGGCTGCCACGCATTCATTCTGGGTTAATCCATTCTTAAAGCCCCAGATCTCTGCCTCTGACTCCGCATCAAACTGCGACAAGCCTTGGTCACGGAATTGCAACGCCATGCGGAATAGCTGCGTGTTGCGTTCACCTTCCGGCGCCCCGTTGTGGTAAACGGCCTCGGTGGCTGGTGGCAGTGTAATCATTTTTTTGCAAACGCCTTTAGCGCCTTAACGATCACGTACTCAATCACTGCCTCTTCATCTTTCTTTAACTGCTTCAGCCCAAATGCGTGCAAAGCCTTTGCCGTCTTTGCGTCATAGGTTACGTCGACTAAAACCTGCTTAGGTGCGGGCCGTGCTTTGCCAAAAGTAATTTTGCCTAGATCCTTCATTTGCGCTTTCTCCTTTTGCGGGGTTTGACCTCTTTCCAAGCGTTAAAATCCTTGTCGCACTCGACCGACCAGAGCATCAGTTTCTGATAGAGCGATCCGGCTAAGCCCCAGCGGCACAAAGTCCTGCTAACCAGATCACCTAACCAGTACAAAAGCCACGACAACGCCCTCATTTTTTCTTCTCCAAATCCCGCTTCTGGTACACCTTTGCCCGCTTCAGCATCTCCTTGGCAATGTGCAGCGCCAAATCGATGCGGCAGCGGGTTACGACTACCCGGCCGTCGGCTAGGCTTTTCTTTGCCCGCTCAAGGATTTCAATTTGCCAGGTAATGCGTTTTACGCTCATACAAAATTAAACTGCGGGTGTATGTCGAATGAGTCCCGAGACATTCTTCCAGCGGATATATTTGCTGCCACAGAATGCTGGCCAAGTTCGTAGGTAAGAATTGCGTGACAGTTTTTACAAACCACGTCGCACTTCTTTATTTCATTATTAAGTTTTTCAATGGAGTAGCTAGAGCAGTTAGATATGTTAAATTTTTTGATTTCACCGTGCCTGTGATGAAAGTCTAACTGAGGGCCTTTGAGGTTTTTGTTTCCACATTTTTGGCATCCTTGGCTTTCTTTGTATTTTGTTATATACGCGATCCGTTGCTTGTGTTTTTTACTGCAATACGACCTCCTATCTCTCGGAACCCAGCTCACCACTGCCCCATTCCCCACCGCATACGATTGGCACGGGCCTCTCGCACACAGTTGGCGTACTGCTCCGGCGTGTAGGTGCCGATGATGCGGCCACAGAACATGCTTAATAGTTCCTGCAAGCTCACAGCACCGCCCTCGGCAGCGGCCCTGCCAGTTTGTAGTGGTACTTGGTGGCGTCGTATTCCAGCGGGTAACCAAAAAAGTCACGCAGCAGATCAATGTCCCGCTGGATGGTCTTGTAGCTACATTCGAGCTTAACGCCCAACCTGGCACAGCTCGGCAGCGTCAGATCCCGGCGCAGCATTCCAACGATCACGCCCAGCCGGCGCAACGTTGGCCGCGTATCGCCAAGGCCAGCGGCGCGATTGCGTTTAGAAGCAAACGTTGCGGCTTTTGTGCTCACTTCATCACCTCTACCATCGCCACTTTCGGCAACCGCATCGCGTTAAACTGCTTTTCGCTTGAAGCAAACACGTCGATCACTGGCAACTTTCCACCGCTGGCCTTCTTGCTCTTGACGGCTGTGCCGGTATCTACGGCCACCCACTCTCGCTTTCCGCCCATCACGCGGATCTTTGACCACAGCGGAATGATGTCCGGGTCGACGGCGCAGTGACGGCCAGCCCGCAACCTGGTGCCAGTGCTCGATTGGTAGCGGCTTGACCACTCATCCTCACCCGGCCAGTAGCCAGTGATTCGCACCTTGATTTTTTTCACGTCGATCTTTTTGGAGATCGGACGCAAATCGATCAGTACGTTGCCTAGCTTTGTGGTTGTGAATCCCAATAGGGCGATGAACGAAAGCAGCATCCTCATAGCCCGCTCCTTATGCGATCGATCAGATCGTTCTCGCGTGCCTCGCTGGCCGCTAGCGCTGCCTTGGCCTCCGCTAATTGCCGGGCAAGCGATCGCACGCGGTTCAACAACTGCTCGTGGGTGGTTTCCTCTGGCAGCACCTCAATCATTCTGCACCTCCCGTGGGTCATACTTCTTCAGCCAACGCCACACCTTGCAGATCGACGTGAACGCCTCGAACGCAAAGCAGACCTGCTCCGCCGTGTATTTTACCTCTGCCAACTGCCCCGTCACTGGATCGATCAACACGTTGCGACATGCCATATGCTCGTCCGTGAAAGCGTACGCATAGGCACTGAGCTGAAGCAGATCAGTTTCGTATCCTGCCGCTTTCCCGTTCTTAAATTTGCGGGTCTTAAAATCGACCACCTCGATCTCGCCGTTGATGTCGCAAATAAGATCCACTCGGCCTGCATAGCCTTCGGCCTCATTCACCATTACCGATTCACTGGCGTGTACTTTAGTCACGTCCTTGTGCCATTCCTTAATTGATGCAAAGTGAGGCTCGTATCCTTTCACCAGCTCGCCCGGCTTCTCGCCGTTGATTATGATTTCAGCCAAGGAATGAATCTGCGTGCCTCTGGCAGCAGCGGCCTCCACTTCCTTTCTGCTGTCCAATACGACTCGTTTGGCAAAATCGCCGTCGGTCTCGCCATCGTTTCGCGGTAGCGACAAGGCAGACAGAATCGCCTGCTCCTCTTTCCAATTCATTAGCCCCTGTTTACTGGGGCCAGCCGCTCCGAGGATGGTGGTCACTGACGGAAAGGCCCCCACCTTCCGGGCGGATCGCAGATCGCCGTGGCACGACTCACCTGACTTTAGGTAGTAGTGCGCCGACTCCGTTTTTGCGGTGACGATGATCGGCGCCATTAGTTCCACCTTCCGATTGCAGGCATCAGTTGCAGGCCCAGCGCTACGGCTAGC